CTGGAATCGCTTCCAGGTGTAACCCTGGTGCAATCGCACCGATGACCCTAGGAGGAGCGATGTTAAATAAGTCGACAGTGAAGGATGATTGGCATTTTGCCAATTACTACTCGAACGGCACACTTTTCTCAACGAACCAAGGTGGTGGTAACACCATTTTTGATTCGTCAATGATTAGTAAGGCCGGTCCAGTCGTTGGATATCGTAGCAAGATTAAGGCCGGTCAACAGGCCGGGTCGAACCTTTCTGGTTTTACCCGTACTGTCACACCGTTCTCTTCTCGCGTCGAGCTCCAACGTCACGTTGACTTAGGTAACGGCGATTTCCGACGTCAGTTTAGGATCACGAGCTATCCACTTGCTTTTATGCTTGTTGATAGTTTCTTGTTCCCGAACGACTTAGGAAACCTCTCCGAGGCGAATGCCAATGCTGAGGCTCTCACGCATTTGGTCAAGAGCATTAGGGGCAAACAAACCGCCTTTCAAGGCGGCGTTGCACTTGGTGAGCTTGGTCAGACGCTGCGGATGCTAAGAAACCCTGCTATCGCTCTCCGTCAAGGCCTTGATGGATACTTTAACTCACTAATGAAAGTGAGACGTATACCATCTAGGCAAGCTCGAAGGAGGGCTTTATCAGAGACATGGCTTGAGTACTCTTTCGGTTGGGTCCCGCTTATCAACGATATTCAAGACGCTAAGCGGCTGATTCAGGAAAAGGCTGACACCGATGCACGCTCTCGCGTGTACGGTGAAGGCCAGACCTCTTCAGCAACTAGCGGCGTGATTTCGACGGTATCGGTCCCACCCTTTTCGTGGACTCTCTCAGGAGAGACCATACAGAGGGTTTCCGTTAAGTACTACGGCACATGTGTAGCATGGCGTGCAAACAAGTATTCGGCTCGTTCTTTAGGTCTCGACCTAACGAACTTCTTGCCGACTGCTTGGGAGCTCGTTCCATGGTCTTTCTTAGTTGATTATTTCACTAACATTGGTGAGATAATCAGTGCTGCCTCGTTGTCTACCTCCGGTGTTCGATGGATTATGCAAGGTGTGGAGAAGGTCGTCGAAAGACGATGTTCTTCCGCATCTTACAACTATCCGTCGCCTACCGTGTGGAAAGTCAACTATGACATCACTACTCAGCATCCGACCGGGACTTTGAGGTATGTGAGCAGAGCACCCTACACTGGTTCTCTTGTACCGAATATTCGGTTCGAGATACCAGGTATGGGTTTAAAGTGGCTAAATTTAGCTGCTTTAGCTCGAACTCACAGATCTCTTTGTCCTTTTTATTAACAGACCTATCTTGGAGTAATCCATGTTCAGTCCGTCCTCACCCGTTACAGGCACTGCCCAAACGGGTCTCACGTCGCCGACGTATACGCTAACTGCGGATACGGCGCCGAGCGCAAACGGCAAACAGTATGCGGTTACCGCACTTGGCGGTACGCAAACTGGTGTCGAAGCGCATTCCGTCAGCCAGCCTTTTACGATCACGATGTTCCGCCCTCAGACTTTCAAGAGTCTGAGTGCAGTGGACCCCGTGACGGGGCAGCTTAGGAACGTGCCGCGGAACGTCTACAAGGTCCTGACGAGAAAGGGAGTTTTCCCTCTCTCTGGTCAGGCTGCGGAAACCGCTATGGTAGAGACGATTATTCACGTCCCTGCCGGTAGCGATACTGCAGACCCTGAGTCGATCCGCGCGATGCTTTCTGCCCACTTCGGGACTCTGTCCCAGGTGAGTAGCGGCATCGGAGACACGTCGATCAACGGTGTCCTCTAAACGGTTCGCCCTAATCCTTGAGTTAATTTCTTTCATCCAGCAATGGGTGAAGGATTTTCGCTCTCGGAGACAAGCGAACCGCGAAGAAGAGCCAGATCGTAGTGACTCGTCCGTTCCCCCACTCTCTCTTAGAGGTGGGAAATCTGACCCGGCTAACTGCCGGAAAGTGAGACCAGTATGGGTGTTAACCCTGTTGCTCTTTACCTTTGCCTTGATAGGGATCTCCATGATGCTCACCCCGGAGGGGGTGAACACCTTGGACCTGAAGCTTCTCATCGATCTGTTGCAGCAAGCGCTCTCCGACGATCATTCTTGAAGAAATTCAAGGACAATGTATCGGAGAATGCCGATGCCGCAGCTCTCGAGAAATTCCTCACAGCCAATCAGGCTAGCAAGGAATGGAAGCTTACCGAACCAAATCTTACGAGAACTGCTTTCCTTAGGGATTCCTTCCGGAATACCTTCTTGGATTGCTGTGATCGTATTATGCGATTCGGTGGGTTGTCCATGTTCGACATTCTTAACGAAGGTCGTACTGGACCTGGTGCTAGTTTGGGTGTGCGAGGTAACGACTTTTATACTAAAGTTGCATCCTCGACCCTAACAACCACCAGCCCCGATCTCTATGAGTGGTACTCAGACTACTGTAGCAAGTACCGTATTTGGAACGAGGCCGAAGCCATTCGGTCCAGTTTCTACGATAACTACTCTGTAGTCTCAGGCAGTCGGTTATCCTTCGTACCTAAGAGTTACGACATCTCTCGCGTTATATGCGTCGAGCCTTCGCTGAATATGTTTTATCAGCTCGGGTTTGGCGCACTTATCAGCAAGGAAATCAAGCGATCCTTTGGGATCGATTTTGAAATCCAACCTGATAAGAACAAGAGACTAGCACGAATCGGTTCACGAACAGGGTCTTTCGCAACGATTGACCTTGAAAGTGCTTCCGACCGTATTAGTATGGGGATGCTCTCTTGGAGCGCATCCAAAGGGTTGTTCGCAATGGTAAAAAGATTGCGTTCACCCCACATACAACTCCCTGATGGGAGTTTGCTAGAAGCAGCGATGGTGTCCAATATGGGAAATGGTTTTACTTTCCCCTTACAGACGCTCATCTTCTGCTGTGTCGTCTCTGCTGTCTTCGATCTCTATGGCGTAAAGCTAAAGAGGCCGAGAGGACAGAACCTTGGTAACTTTGGAGTTTTCGGAGACGACATCATCGTACCGAACTATATGTTCGGCGCAGTGAAGTCCCTTCTAGAATTCCTAGGTTTCAAGGTTAATACAGAGAAGTCCTTCGAAGAAGGACACTTCCGAGAATCATGTGGTGGCGACTACTTTCGTGGTCGTGACGTCAGAGGGGTTTACTTAAAAACCCTAAAGACTCCACAGGATCTCATCACCGCGGTAAATCTGCTTAATCGTTGGTCTGCCAAGACGGGGATGTTTCTTCCTCGTACTGTCAGATACCTCCTTAGAAGAGCCGGAACGAAAGTTCCAAAAGTTCCTCTATACGAGAACGATAACGCAGGTCTTAAAGTTCCATCTTCGTTGGTATCTAAGCTGAAGTTAGATCCCGATACGCAAAGTACTATGTACTGGCGTTGGGAGACTATTCCAGCAAAGATGCGTTTCGTTGATGGCGCTGTAAAGGGTCCTAAGAAGTACCAAGGGAAGATTTACTCTCCTCCTGGTATTATCCTTAGTCTCCTACGCGGCGATCTTAGGAACCATTCTATCAGCATCAGGCTTGGTGCTGCTAGATATGGTCGAAGGAAGGCAATCTCTCCCAATTGGGATTGGTTGCCTAACCATGAGCGAAAGCTCTATGGCGG